CTCAACAAATAGAATTAGCTGAGTTAGAAATAAAGAACCAAACTGAGCAGCAAAACATGACTGCTGATAATCAAATGCGTCTTGCAAATATGCAGGTAGCTGCTGATTTTCTGTCTAAAAATGCAGGGTTCAAACAACAAATGGAGCTTGCTAATCTTTCTAATGAACAGCAAATGGAACTGGCTAATTTAAGCGCACAAAATCAAGCCAATGCAGAATCATTAACAAATGAACAGCAAGCTTTAATGGCAGATTTAAATGCTACAATGCAAAGTAATCTGGCTCAAGGCAGAATAGCTGCTGAAATGAATGTTGCTCAATTAAATGTTGATCAACAAAGAGCAGTAACTAATGCTACAAAACAAGCCAATATAGATTTAACTAAATTTTCTACAGCACAACAAGTTGAACTAGCTAATAGTCAGTTTATGCAAAACACTACATTAACTAATATGAATGCTAGACAACAAGCAGCAATGCAAAGAGCTACGTCTATGGCATCTTTAGATTTGAGTGCAGCCGATTCAAGAACTAAATTATCAATAGAAAATGCTAGAAACTTTTTACAATTAGATGTAACAAATTTAAATAATGAACAGCAAGCTTCTGTATTAGATGCTCAGATGGAGCAACAAAGATTATTATCTGATCAAGCAGCAGAAAATGTAGCAAGACAATTTGGAGCTACGTCCACTAATCAAGTTAATATGTTTCTTAAATCTCAAAAAGATACTATGGAACAATTTAACGCAACACAAAGCAATGCAATGGAACAGTTTAATGCTTCTGAAAAAAACAGAATAGCAGCTATAGAAGCTAATAATTCATTAGACGCTTCAAAATTTAATGCTCAAGTAGAATTACAAGTAGAACAATTTAATGAAAACATTACTAACCAAAGAGATATTTGGAACGCTTCTAATGCACAAGCAATAGAACAGGCTAATACTAACTGGCGTAGACAGGCTAATACTGCTGATACTGCTGCTATTAATGCTGCTAATGCACAAAATGTACAAAATGCTTATGGTGTCACAACACAGGAATTAGATTTTGTTTGGAACTCTTTAAGAGATGAAGCTACTTTTTTAAGAAAAGAATCTTTAGATACAGCTAATCAAAAAACAAATTTATATATTACAGCTATGAATAATGAAGCTAATACAGCTATAAATAGTACGGGTGTTGCAGACGGTGTTAAAAATTTAATTAACGAAATGTTTAATTAGGAGATTAAAATGGGTTTCTTTAAAAAAGTATTTGGCGGTGTTGCTAAAACCTTTAGAAAAATAGGTAGGGGCATAAAGAAAGTTGTTGGTAAAATAGGCCAATTTATGAATAAAATAGGTATTGTCGGTCAAATAGCTATGGCTTTTATACTACCCGGAATAGGGAATATGTTAATGAATGGGATAGGTGGAATAGCTTCTAGTATGGTAACTAATACTTTAGGGGGTATTGGTGGGGCTATAGTTAAAGGAGCAGGTCATGTAGTTAGTGCCGCTCATAAGTTTGTAACAGTTGGAAAAAATGCTTTTAATACTGTAACTCAAGGAGTTACAAAGTTTGTAGGAGAGTTTACTAAAACTGCTTTAAATAAAATTCCGGGCGTTAATATTCAAAGTGCTTCTAAAAATTTCTTTGGTACTGGTGGAGCTTGGGACACTGTTCAAAAAGATATAACTAAGAATTATAAAAATATTATGAACCCATTTAAATCTACTGTAAACATAAAAGAAGGAATGGATATAAAAGATGTAGTAAACAGCACTGGAGTTTCTAAACAAAGAATTCAAGACATGAATATTGGTGTTGATTTAAATAATTTAAAAGTCGGAGAAAGTTTAAATTTTGATGCAGGAAGTATAGGCAAGCCTATGACGGGTGATCAAATTAAAGAACTTACTGGTGTAGATTTTGGTGGAACCACCCCTAAACCAGATTATCTTTCTGCTCAAGATGTTAGAAATATGACAGGTGTAGATTTTGGTGGAGGAACCGTATCACCTAGCGTTGCTCGCGCTCAAGCCGGAGCAGAGGCGTTTGGAATAACAGACCCCTTAACAATGGATCAATCAGGAGTTTTTGGCCCTCCTCCTGCTCCTCTTACTCCTACTGCTCCATATACGCAAGCCGAAATAGATAGTATGAACTTAGGTTTTGATACTCGTAAGTATCAGACAAGTATACTATCTGCTCCTAATAATAATGTACCGCTTTCTTCTATTGTCCCTGATCCTGATCCCGGTGTAATGCAGCGTATGTGGACAGGAGCGAAAGGAGAGCTTGAAAATAGATATAGTTTAGATAAACCATTTACATCTGCATATCAAGCTGCTCAAGATATAGCAACAGCACAAGCAGTAATTGAACCAGAAGTAGATTACGATACTTGGGGTTCTTATAGCGCTCCTATGTATCTTGCTTCAGGGGCACAAGATTATGATGTTACAGTTCAATCTCCTCCAAGAAATTTCCAAGCTTATTCAAGTATGGGGCAGTATGGTTCAACCGCAAGAATATATGATACTATTTTAATGAATCCTGTATCTACTTGGTCAAGAGATTTATCGTCTAGATTTGCTTAAAGGTAATAATTATGTTAAAAGAAATAACTCCTGATTATGTAAATACTGCTTCTAAAATGAAGCGTTCAATTCCGGGTGAAGCATTAGCAAATGATCCTGCTAATCCTTATCCATTTGAATCTTCTCCAGAGTTTACAGTACAGCGTGAAGCTTTAGAATATTTATTTTTAACTATAACGGATGAAGAAAAATATCCTGATATTCTTGTAGCTATAGATAATGGTGTGCCAATAATGGAATTAACACAAGTAATATTATTTAAAGGTTTTACAGAAGGTAAATGGAATCCTGATTTATTAATGTTACTAGCTGAACCATTAGCTTATATGTTAATAGCTTTAGCAGAAAGACAAGGAATTGATTATATTATTAATAGAGATGATGTTAAAGAAGATACTATAGCAGAAAGTAAATTAAATAGTACAGGATTAGAAAACCGATTAAAAGACAAACAAAATAAAATTAAAAAAAATAGTCCTATTCCTCCTGAAATTAAAACACTTGTTGAGGAAGCACCCATTATAGAACAAAGTTTATTAGACAAACCAGAAGGCATAGAACCTATGGATAACAGTCTTTTAGCGCAGGGGGTATAGTATGTACAAAGAAGTAGAAGATTTAGGTTCCTCTCTTTTAGCTAGAGGAAGAGAAACTAGAAAAAGAACTGAAAAAAGATATAAAAAAGATGTCAGAAATCAAGCTGCCCTTCAAGTAGTTGGTAAAGGTGTACAACTATTTAATCAAGCAATAAAAGATCGTACTAATACTTTTATTAATGAACAAGAAGATTTAGTAGGTGAAAGATTAAGATATGAAGCTACTTTAAAAGATAGAGATGCAATTATAACTAACTATGAAACATCTACTGCACACGCAGGAGGAAGAAAAGGTTACTGGGCAGAAGAATTTGCAGGAGAAATATTAAGTAATTTAAAATTAAATTTTGATGAATCTCAGTGGGATGAAGATTCTATGAATTTGTATGCCCAAGCTGAAGGTTTAAAAGCGGCTGAAGAATATTTACCTAAGTTTGAAGAAGCTTATCAAGCTTCTTTACAAATGCCAGATTTAGGAGACTATGATGCGTGGGTAAGAACAAAAGATGGTAGAGCAAGTAATGCAGGTGGTTGGCTTTTTAACAGAGCCGAAAGAGCTATAACCGGAAAAACTCAAGCAGATGTTGATAATGAACTTATAGATGCAGTTATTAATAGTCGGTATGGTGACGCTGCTACAAAAGTTAGCGCTTTTAAAAATGCTTTAGAGCAAGGATATGGTCTACGGGCTGCAAAAAAATTCGGTGACTTAACGCCTGAGAATTTAAACATACGTCCCGCAGGATTAAAGATTACATCAGTTGAAAGAAAGGAAAGAGAAGTTCCGTATTTTGATGTAACTCTTAAAGTGCCCTTTAATGTTATTAAAGGAACAATGAACGGAAGACCTATTATATTTGAAGAAGCTCCATATGATATTGATCCTAATACTGGAGAATATATACGAGATGAAGAAGGTAAGAAAACAATAGAACCACAGCATTTAAGAAATTGGAATATAATGAGCCGAACAGCACAAGGACAAGACACCCTTACAGAAAGCGATAATGTTACTAGTGTAGAAGATAGGGTTGTAGTAGCACGACCAGAGGGCGCACCTAGAGTAGGTAAGGGGGAAATGTGGGGACAAGCGGGAACGTGGCAAACATATAAGGTAATAGGAGAGAGAGGAGAGTTAGTAGAAAGGTTTGAAGAATTCACACCTCATACTCCAGACGAAGAACTTTCTTTAGATCAAAAAATATCTACTTTATCTGAAGCTTCAATAACTCAAATGCAAGGAGCTATTACAGAAGCTTCTACTATGTTTACAGCAGGATCAAGTGGTTTTTTTGGTAAAGTGCCTTCTGTATTAGAAGGAAATGTTATGGGTTTTTATTTGGCAGGAGATGATGTAACTGCTGATGTAATGGATGAACTAAAAAGGAATGAACAATTAGGTACAAGAGCTACGGCTGAATATCAACGATTAGCTGTTAAAGCTAAAGAACTAACTGTAACAACTGGATTAGGAACAGAAGAAACTACAAAACTAATTGCCGATGCTTATATTTTTAGTATTCTTACTGGCATGGAAAATTCTGAGTATAAAGCTTTTTCTGAAAATGAAAATTTTTTAGGATTTCAAAATTTTGAAAATACAATATTATTGGCGGCTGATGCAGAAAGAGAAGACGTTTCTGTTGAATCTGTTTCAATACCACCAAAAGAATATAGTTCTATTCTTGCAGGAGTTATAGAAGAAATATCTTATGATAAAGATGATGATATGAGAACTACATTACAAAAACAAAGAGCAAGAGATTTAATAGGTAATTCTCAACGGTTTATGTCGCAAGAAGTAACTTTAATAGATACAGAATCAGGTGAGCCACTAACTAAATTAATAAATGAACTTGCTACTACAAATCATACAGTAGTAGATAACAAAATATCTATGGGAAACCTTGTAGAGCATTGGAACATATCGGCTACACCACCGCCACCACCGCCACCACCACCTGTTAATACGGGTTTGCCCAACGATAATCCTTATTATGATCCAACTTCGGACGTTTTTGGAGAACCGGAACCTCTCAGCTATACCTTTAGAGGGGTTATGCCTTGGATTAATAAACAGCTTGGGATAATTAGTGGCTCACGGGAATCAGTACTTAAACAACAAGAGCTTACGCGTTTGGTCAGGCAAATTATGGAAACCGAGGACGTTTCTTATGAGGATGCAATGTTCTTGGCTGCGAAGCAATTAGGAGGCGGTGAAGACGAGGAAAAGTAACAACGGAAACCCCTGAGCCTCAAGTTGCAGAGGTTTCCGAACAACCATATGTAGAACAGGAAGAAGATATGTCACTTAGCGGATTAGACATTACTCTAGCAGAAGAAGATAAATTTGAAAACGATACTTTAATTACTGTAGCTATAAAAAGTAAAGAAGGTTTTCTTAGGACTCCTGAATGGGATAATGCACAATGGACATGGGGATATGGAACAGAAGCACCTCTTCCAAAAGACCGAAATGCAGAAGTTCCTACAGATTTAACCATAACTAGAGAACAAGCTCAAGAAGAACTTCTTGGTTATTTAGATAGAGAAATAATAAATAAATTAAATACTTATTCAGAAAGAAATAATTATAATTGGAATGATACTCAAAAAGAAGGTCTTACAAGTTTCTTATATAATTTAGGTTTTGGCGCACTAAATCAACTTACTGCTAATGGTACACGTACTGATGAAGAAATAGCAGAAAAGATGCTAGAATATAATAAAGAAAGAAATCCAGAAACAGGAGAACTTGAAGTAAGCAGAGGCTTAACAAAAAGAAGAATAGACGAAAGTGATTATTTTAGAAGAGGCATGAATTAGTGGGAATAAAAAAGAATACTGAAAATATCTGGGGTGTTTTAAATGCCGATAATATTATAGCGCCTGAAAAAACACAAATAGGATTAAGTGGGCCTTCTAGTTTTATTCAAAAAAATCATGCTGATTTAAGGAATGATCCACGTTATCAAGCAGAAGCCGAAAAGTTTCTTAGTTACTTATCAGAACAAGAAGGGATGGCAGAAAAATTAACAGGTGGTGCAATATCTAACGATATTTTTGAAACACTTAGAGATGAAGAAGGCCGTTTACTTACAGTAATTGATAGAGCTAGAGTTTTAAGAGAGGCTCCTGAAGAAATTAAACAAACATATAGATATCTTAGAGATAATTTTGAAGCTTCTAAAGCAGGTAGTTTTGGCGAAATGTTAAAAGCTACTTTTGATAGAGGTGTAGATATGTTTGCTGATCCTATTAATTTAGCTTTTGCATTGGTAGCTCCGGGTTTAGGTAGTGCTGTTGCTAGGACTTCTACAGGCGCAGCAACTAGAGTTTTAACAAGTCAAGCAGGTAAACAAAATGTTAAAAAGACTTTAAATAATATTGCAGCGGCTAATGCAGATTCTTTATCTCCAACAGTTACAGGCGTATCCGCAGCATTTGAAGGCGGTATTTGGACAGGCGTAGAAAATGCTAATAGACAAGATATAAATATAACTACTGGATTACAAGATGCTTTTAGTGATGGGGACTTTGCCTTGTCTGTAGGATTAGGTATTGGGCTTGGAGGTAGTTTAGGTTATGGTGCAAGTAAATTATTTTCTAGACGTACAACTAATGTAGCTGAAACTGGACAAAGTACTACCCCCACAGTATTGCCTCCTCCAAATTCTTCAATTAATTCAAGTGCTAGTAGTACTGCTGAACAAGAAGCAGAAACGCTTGTATCAGGATTATTTAATAAAGTTGAATTAAAAACTGATAGAAGAGGTAAACAATATTACGATAGGCAAGGAAATCCTGAAGTAAATTTAACATTATTAAAAAATTTAAAAAAAGAATTAGGCAATCAATACGATGATGTAAGAATAGCTAATATAATACTGGCAATTAAAGATACTATTTTTAAAAAACTTACACCTGACGAAGTAAAGCAAGGTTTAAACTTTGCTACTAAACAAAGAACTTTACAAATTAATGATATTGATCCTGAAGTATTAAAATTGTTTGAACAATATGGATTAAAAAATTCTGAAATTCAAACAGCTATAACTTTTGTTAAAAATACTTATATGAAAGATGCAGAAAAAACTGCAACAAAAGTTTTAAAAGGTCAAAAAGTAAAAGTAACTCAAACTATAGATTTAGACGATGCACAAATAGGCAGTCTTGCCGACCAACTAGCTGCTAAAACTGGTGGAGGACAAAGAACTTCTGAAATTTTAACAGATGCTATACAAGAAGCTAATGCTACCAGAGGTATAACTAATATAGCTAGAGAAAGTTCTATACTAAGAAAAGTTTTAGATAAAACTTCTGACTTTAATGCTAGATATTTAACAGGAAAAGTTACTGGTATTTTTAATAAGTATCAGGGTCTTAGCCCTAATGTTATAAATTCTTTTCAAGAAAGAATTGTATCTGCTGTATCTAATTCTTGGAAAAGAGGAGAGTCTATAGTAAGAGATACAAATGATTATGGTAATGTATTTAATATAGAATTTGGTAGACTTGGAATGGCTTGGAAAGCTATTTATGATCCTATTGCTGAAACAACTCTTAAAGGTGGATATAAAGAAGAAATAGATACTTTACTTTCTAATGCTATTAGAACTAATGATATAAAAACTTTAGCTAGAGAAACACAACATTTAGGTAAAGATGTAAGAAAATCTTTATTTAATATAGTTAAATTTGGTAGAAGTCAACTAAAAGAAATGGGTGATGAATCACAAGGAAAAGGATTAGTAAATAATTTAATAGATAATTACCTACCTAGATTATGGAAAAGATCAGAAATAGAAAATAATAAAGAAGATTTTATTAGTCTTCTTGAAAAGAATGTTAATTGGAAACAACACGTAGATTTAGAAGAAACTATTGATGCCAATGGAAATATAATTAGACGGCAGCTTACTAATAAAGAAAAAGCAGAAAAAGTATGGGAAGAATTATTAGATATTAAATTTCAATTTGGTAATGATTCTGGTACAGGCATGAATAGTTTTTTTGCTAGAAGACAATTAGAATTAAAAGATGAAACTGCCTTTACTAAATATTTAGATAACGATTTAAATAATGTAATGCTTAGTTATCATCGTTCTACTGCTAAAGCTATAGCAAAAGATACCGTATTTGGTGTAAGAAATATAGAAGATTTTAATACTACTTGGTTTCCGGCTTTAGAAAAAGAAATGAGAGCTAATGGAGCTACAACAGAATTAATAAACCAAGCAAAGAAAGACATGACTGATGTATATCAAAATGTTACTGGAGAAGGTTTAGATAGATATAAGGGGTGGAAAGGCACGGCAGCAGATTCATATATGTTATTTAATAGAATGGCTTTATTACCCTTATCAACACTATCAAGTCTTTCAGAAATATTTATTAACATTTCTAAAGCAGGTGTTAAAACATCTTTCGCAGGATACAGAGATGCTATATTTAGTGGTTCTAAAAAAATGTTTGATGATTCTTTAAACGGTCTTCAAAAATCTTTTAATATGACTAGTAAAGAAGCAATGCACGAACTCAATCAAATGGGTACGGCTTTAGATCAAGCTTTTGCTGACTACGCAGATAGATTAGGAGGTGATGCACTATCTAGTCCTAGAATGAGAAATGTTAGTAATAAATTTTTTAGGTTTACACTTTTAGACCAATGGACTAAAGGAGTTCAAACAGCTTCATATATTATTGGAAAAAGATTAATAGCAGAAAATTTAGAAAGCATTGCTTCACATATGCCTTTAATACAAACAGGTAAAATATCTAGAAGAGTACAAAGACAAATAGATGAACTAGCTGATCTTGGTATAAATTATAATGAAGGTGTATCTTGGCTAAATAAAGGAGCTAATATAGAAGACGATTTTTACAGAAAACTTAAAGAAGGAGCAAATACATATACTAATGAAGTTATTTTAAATCCTAGCGCACAGTCAGGTATAAAACCTATGTATATGTCAAATCCAAAAACTGCAATCCTCGGTCAACTATTAGGTTACCCCGCAGCTTTTACTAATACAGTTATGAAAAATATGGCTAGACAAATAGCTAGAAATCCTGAGACTGCTTTAACTCAACATATTCCTGCTGTAGGAATTATGACAGCAGTAGCTATGTTTACTAATGCTGCTAGAACTCAAGGCGAATCTTTGGAGGGTAAACCCCATGAAGTAATTGGTGGTGCTTTGGCTAGAGCAGGATTTAATGGTTTACCTGCTGATATGTTTACAAGAGGTAGAACGGCTGCTGAAATTTATCAAAGTCCTACTGCTTATATGACAGGGTTTGGACCGCTTTGGGGTGATGCTTATAAACTGGGAGTTAGTGCAGATGTATTTTCTATACTAGGACAAAAAATTCCGGGCTACGGAGCTTTTAATGCAATTTTTGGTGCTACTGAAGCCACTGAAGATTGGCCTGATAAGTATAGAGAAATGTTACGGGCCGGAGATACTTTTTTTCAAAAATCTACTACTCCAGAACAAGATGTAGTTTCTAGAAAAAACTGGGAAAAAGGCGGTGAAGTTTATAATGTACCACAAGTTACTGAAGAACCTGATGAACGTATAGATAGAATGACAGGACTTCCATATGATGTACAAGCGGGAGGAGCTTTTATAGACGAAGAAGATCGCCAAGGTTTTGCATTAGGAACAATAGTTTCAAAGGCGGCTCCGGTTTTAAAATCTAAACTATCAGAAGCTCTTGGTGAATTAGCAGATAAAGGTGAAAATATTCCTATTAATAGGTTAGTAAAAAGATTACAAAACAGAGGTGTTCGGAAAGATGAAATAGAGGCGGCAGGTATTGATGAAGACGGTAATGCATGGCATTCACCAACACAAGAATCCGAAGAAGCAGCCGCTCAAATTAGGACTGTAGTTACTAGATCAGGTAATCTAGCTTATACTCCTGATGGTTTAAGAGCTATAGATAAAGCTAGAATGGATAAACCTTTAATTGATTCTAACTTTGTAACTGCAAAAGAAACTTTATTAGAACATAATACAGCATTAGAAAAATTAGAATTTGATGCTGAGCTTGCCGAACGAGGAATTCCTTATGATGGCAAACAGCTTGAGGCAGATTTAATAATAAATGAAGAAGGCGCATTTTTTGACGAATATACTCCCCTAGATGTTAATGATTTAACATTAGAAACTAAAATATTTCGTGATCCTAGAGGCAAGCAAATAGGTGCTGAATCTAAACATTTTGTTCTTAATTTGCCAAAGGGTAGTGCGGCTATTAAAGCGGGATATAAAGACGATCCTTATAGTTATCATGTAAGATTTGATGAGATTGATCCCGCTCTTAGAGTTTTTGAAATGCAAAGTGATTTAGCAATAGGTAGAAAAACTAGGTTGGCCTTATATGATATTGTGTTTGAGCCAACGAAGTGGAAGAAAAAATCTAATGATAATGTGTATAATGTATTGTTAGATTCATTTAATGTTAATAAAAAAGATATTAAATTTTCAAAAGAACAAGGCAAACAACTAGGTATAGATGTAAAAAACTTAAATGCTTTATATAAAGAAGCTGCAAGTATGCGTAAAAACATTAAAGAATTTGCTTTGGAAGATGAAAAGCTTTATCACTTAGATACATTATTCGTGCAATATGACTTAAATTTAGAAAGTTTTGTAAAAGAAAGTGATCTTATAGCCGATTTAAAATCTTATATAGAAAAAACAAAATATTTACCCCAACGTGGAATAAATAAAGATATAAAAAATTATATATCAAAATTTGAGTCCCAAAATATTTTAAAAAATAAAATAACAGATAAAGTACAAGATACTCTTAATGCAATTAATATATCAAAAGTTATACCTGAAATAGATGTTTCTCAAAATATAATAAATAGAATGATAGCTGAAACAAAAGAAAGAGGGCTTCCCGAAATTAGTTTTTTGATTGGTAGAGATACTCCAGAAAGTAGAAAATATATGGGTGTCCCGGCTTATAAAGAATGGAAGGTTAAGCCTAATAGATCAAAAGGTCATATGCAAAGAAGTTATCATATTCAAGAATATTATGAAGATACAGTAGCTCCACAAGTACAAAAAATTGCAAAAAAAATAGGAGCTACTACTCGTTGGGACGATAAAGGATACTTAACTATAGTATTACCTGAAAAAGAATTTACTTTGCCTATATATAAAAATGAAGGTGGATATATTTCTCGTCAAAAATATATGGCAGGTACGTTAGCTAGAACAGGTGCTAATATAATAAAAGGTTTATGGCACGGTTCTCCACATAGTGTTCCTACTTTAAAAGCTAGTAAATCTATTGATTCTAATGCTCTTCAATTAGGCAGAGGAGTAGCTGCAACAAAAGATAAAAAAATAGCTGAGTCATATCTTGATGCAACACCCAACCGTTCTGTAGGTTTATCAGAAAAAGCTCTTTTAGAAGAAAGAACTGCTAGAGGTTCTTCTACTCCTACTTTATATGAATTAGAAGCACATATAAATGAGGATGAAATAATTAGAACAGGTACAAAGTTTGCCGATCAACCGACTCCTGTGCAGACTAGAATAGATGCTATAGCAAAAGACTATGATATTCAGTTGTCAGATAAAGACAAAGATAGTAAAAGAATATTTTATATTTTAAAAAGAAACTTAGAAGATAAAGATTTAAAAGCAGAAGATATTTTTAAAAACTATGGAATTAAAGCTGCAAAAAGAGATTTAAGGGAAACTTCTTTAGAAGGATTAAGTCTTGGAGGAAATGAAGAATATTCTTTTTATGATGATAGTGTACTAGAAATTGTAAGTAAAAACATTAAAACAGGAGGGCCAGAAAATCTTATACAAGGAGGTACAGCTTTAATAAAGAAAGCAAAAGAAGCGGGAATGGATACTGAGCGCATAGTGTATCACGCTGCTGGTGAGCGATGGGCTACAGACGGAATAACTTTTGATGAAAAATATTTTCTAGATAATTACATGGATGATATTAGTCCCGAAAATCATATGGTCTATTTAGGTACTGATGCAGATATATCTTCTTTTTATGCACAAAAAAAATGGAACAGTAAAGCTGAAGCAGCCGACAGAGCAGCAGGAAGAAAAATTAAAAAAGACTACTGGACAACCCCCGAAATACTTCCTATGTTTTTAAAGGGACCGGGATTAAAATTAAAAATAGATAAATGGGCACCCTCTACTTATAAATCTCCAGACAACAAGGCTATGCCGTGGGGAAAATGGTTTATACAGGATGCTATGGATCAATTAAATATTAAAACCCCTGTAACTAAAAAGTCTGATATGATAAAAGAAATTTGGAAGGAAGCAAAAAAACAAGGCTATGGATATATAGAATTTATTAATGTTGAAGATGTTAGCAAAGCTGCTGATATAACTCCCCAAACTCAGATCATACCTTTAGGCCCAGATAAAGTAAAATCAATTTATGCAAACTATAATCCAGATGCTACTAAAGAAGACCTAATGCGAAATCTATTTTCAGCCACAGGCGGCTCAATCAGAAAGCAATACAAAGACGGTGGAATTCTTAAAGGCGGTTTAGGAAACAGAATTGTTAGAAGTTTAAGATTTTTACTTAATACAAAAGATGCTATAAACTATTATAAAGAAGGCTATAGACAAGAAGCAATAGAAGCAGGAGCTAGAGCAGTTGGAATAGGTGCAAGAGAACAACGTCTTAATGAAAGAGATGCAGCTAAAGCTATTAATGATGCAGTAGCAGAAGGAATACTTAAAGAAGAACACGCTGTACCAGTAGATGATTATGGGTTTACTAAAGGAAATGTTGACGAACTTTTTAATGCGGTCAACCACGGTCTTTTATCTTTCAGATATGGTACTAATCCTGCTATGAGAGGGCTTCTTCAATTAAAAGAAGGTGAAAAATTTGGACAAGCGGCAGAAAATCCAATAGATAGTTCTGTAGATTCTTTTAATAATTCAAGAGGTTTTTATTTAGAACAACAAGGACTAACTGAATCCGCAGCTTTACAAGAAATGATTAGAAGTAAACAAAGAACAGATTTAAAATTAAATCTAGGCTTACCTCTAGTGCGAGGGCAAGATTTTATTTTTAATTCAGAAGATTTAAAAGCCGTAGGAACACAAGAAACATTAGGCCCATTATATACTGGTAGGATTGAACGCAATAAAGGCGGTAAATTACTAGGCAGCTTACATAGGAGCAACTGTAAATGAAAACATTACTTGGTTTAATAATAGCTACTGCACTACTGGTATCAGCTAGTAAAGTATATTCAAATGAACCTACTTATGTAGATGATGTAGCTTCTATTATTAATAACAACTGTGTTGTCTGTCACCGCGAAGGCGGTATAGGCCCAATGCAGTTTGAAAACTACGAACAGGTTCGCCCGTGGAGTCCTTTGATTCAGCTTAAAGTAGCTAACAGAGAAATGCCGCCCTATGCTTATGATGAAGGCATTGGCATACAGGAATTACATGGTGATTGGAGGCTCTCTCAGGCCGATATAGACACGATAGTAGAGTGGGTTAATACAGGATCAGAGTACGGAGATACTGACGTTGTAGTGCAGCCTCCGAGCCTCTCAGACCCCGATCAGTGGAACTTCTACGAAAACTTTGGAGAGCCTACGTTGGTTATACCATCTACTCCAATAGATATTCCGGCTACAGGAAACGATCTCTGGCACAAACATAATGTAGCCAGTGGACTAACTGAGGACAGGTGCATTAAAGCCATCCAAGTTAAGCCAAGAGGAGAGGCTAAGAGTGTGGTTCACCACGCTAACAGTACTGTTACTTTAGAAGGCGAGAGGTACGGTATGCTCACTGAATACGCTATGGGTAAGTGGGGTGAAATAGTACCAGAGGGGGTGTGTAGAACCATACCTGCTAACGCAGAGATAGCTTGGGACATTCATATGTTCCCCGGAGGTCTTGGAGCTATAGCCCCCGGAACTATTATTAAAGATAATGTAGTAGAGATAGGGCTGTGGTTGTATTCTCCAGAGGAATCCCAAGAACTTGCTTACGAACAAGACCTGAGACTATACAGGATTAGCGATCAAGCTGATATTGTTATCCCGCCCAATGGTTATTCTATGACACAAGGCTTTCACTCCTTTGATCACCCAGTTCGTATAGACTCATGGCAACCACATGGACATTTAAGAATGAATGCAGCAAGCTTTGAGATATTCTACCCCGATACTGGGAGAACAGAGCAGATCAGTCAGGTATCTAACTGGAGTGCAACGTGGCATCACAGTCATTTGTATGATCCAGACTATGCCCCACTACTACCAACAGGAGCAGTGTTAGTTTTAAAACAATGGTATGACAACACAGCAAACAACCCTAACAATCCTGATCCTGATATGTGGGTTGTAGGAGGTAGTAGGACAGGGGATGAGATGACTCACGCATGGATAGCAGTAACACATCTTGATGAAGAGAAGTATCAAGAACTTATAACTGAGAGAAACAACAAGAGGTTAGTAGCTCAATGAAACATTTAATACTTACAGCTTTACTACTGACAGGCTGTAGCAACTTCGGAGCGCCTAGTGGAATGTCCTTACACTTACAAGAGTACCCTCAATTTAACTGGATTGATCAAGATATTTTTATGTTGAATGTTAGGACTTGTAGAAGCTTAGACTACTGCGCTGCGGAACAACTATTTAATTAATATAGAAGGTGAATATATGTTAGCTTTATATACAGAAGAACAATTAGGTGCAGCGTATCAAGTATATGCGCGGGTACACGCCTCAAAAGAAATAGAGATAGTAGACTTTGAAACATACAGAAGTATATTTGAATATCAATATATGGCTATGACTAAAGCTGATGAAATTTTTGACGGCACATTTGACACAACGATAGAGCATTAAGATAAACTTTGCACTTCCTTTTCTATATAAGTATGCAAGTCTTCTAGTTTAAAGCACCCTTCTTTAACTATTTTATTAATAATAGGTATGTAATCTTTATTAAATATTTTTTCTATTTCCTTTACTGGTAAGTGTTTAAATTCAGATATTATATTCCCATCTCTTGCAATAAATATTCTAAACGAAACAAGATTCCCTTCTTTTTTATTGTTCATACTACCTCCTTAGTCTTCTAAACGCAGACTTTTAAATTGAACAGTTTCTATATTACCTTTGATGCCTCCTTTCATATAAGTAGTAGCTCTCCCTTCAAAAAAGTTTTGATGCTCTACTCCTAGTACATCATCTAACCAAACAAGCGGGTTATCTTTTACTTCAAAATTAGGTTTTAAACCTAGTTGTAGTAAACGCCTGTCTGCTATATATCTAATATACTCCTTCATTTCAGACTTAGTAAGTCCTTGAATGTCTCCCATTTCAAATACTAAATCTAAAAACTTATCTTCTAACTTAACCATTTCTCTGCAAGCTTGGTATATTTCTTTCTTAAAATCATCTGTCCAAAGATGTATATTCTCTTTCATAAATTCTCTAAAGAGATTAGTCATTGCTTCAACGTGTAACGACTCATCTCTTATACTGTAAGTTACTATCTGTCCCATGCCTTTCATCTTACCAAAGCGCGGGAAGTTTAAAAGAATTGCAAAGCTGCTAAAGAGTTGTAGTCCCTCAGTAAAGCCTGAATAGATTGCTAAGTTTTTAGCTATGCTTTCTTTGTTAGATACTTTAAAGGGCACCGCGTTAATGTAGTCGTGCTTGTCGGCCATAGCTTCATATTCAGAAAAAGCTTTGTACTCTGTATCAGGCATATTTACAGTATCTAATAACAAGCTGTAAGCGTGTTGATGTATTGATTCCATGTTCGCAAAAGAAGACATCATCATTCTAGCTTCTGGTTTCTTAAAAGCCCTCATGTATTTATCTATATAACAAGACGCTACATCCACATCAGACTGCGTAAAGAGTCTAAATATCTGAGTCAATAAATTCTTTTCAGACTCATCCATGTCCTGCCAATCTTTAACATCATTGTGCAGGGGTACATCTTCCGGCAACCATATCATTTGATTCTGCTGCACGTAGTAATCAAACATCCACGGGTAATCAAAAGGTTTATAATAATCTCTTGTTCCTAATAAGCTCATTTAGATTCCTTCATTAAATTAGTTATTGATTCAAAATCATTTTTTGCATTAGTTAATTTGTTGTGTAAGTACATAGCAGACCAACACCCTAAGACTGCTCCGGTTGCAAGCTTCCACACTAAGTCCCAACTAGCCCCTAGTTTTACTATGTTAATAATTATATATACTTCTGTAAAGGCCATAGCCAAACTAAATACAGGTACAAATAAATAATTATTAAACGCAACATTGCGTTGTTGAAATGCTTTAACGAATACAGAAATATAACTAGCTATTATTAAGTACATTAAACTCTGCTCCTATCTCTGCTATAATTTCCCAATATCTTGTAACCATTCCTTTTGGAATTACCATGACAGCATTAACATACTCTTCATCCTTTTTGCTGTGGTAACGATCAGTACATAATATAATTTCATTATCATTATCCGCTACTAAATAACCTACGCTTGATCTAAGCACAGGTTTTAATTTTCTAGCATCAGATATGAGATGATCCTCAGTATCTATCCAAGCATCTTCCCACTCAACCTGCATGATACAACCTAATAGTGCATCATGGTGCGGATTATTTGGTTTATCCTTCACAACTTATACACCCCTCTTCCTCTAAATTAATTTTAGGTATTTTAATATTAACATTCTCTGTACTACGGGCAGCGTTAGAACGTAAGTAGTATAAAGATTTAAGTCTATGTATACCCGCCCAATGTATATCGTTTAAATACTGTAAGAAATTGTTGTGAGTTTCTTGGTCTGCTTCTATAGGTGGAGATTTAAAAAATAAATTAACACTTTGACTTTGACATATATACTCTTGACGCATAGCAGCGTGTTCTATAATCCATATTTGATTTATCTCTGGTGCTGTTTTAAATATTTTCTTTTGTTCATCAGATAAAATATCTAGGTGCTGCACTGAACCTTCATTTGCTGCTATATCTTTCCATATCTCTTCTCGTTTTTTTCCAGTAGGAACAAGCTCATATAATAAATCATCAAGATATTTGTTTCTAACTTTAAAGCTGCCAGATAATGTCTTGTGTGTATAGACATTAGCTCTATTAGGTTCTATAGAGGGGCTAGTAGCACCACATATAATAGAACTAGAAGCGTTAGGAGCTACGGCAAGAAGATGTGCGTTGCGTTTACCACTACCTTTCATGTCGGGAGCCTCACCCCGTTCTTCTCCTAGTTGTCTTGTGGCTTTGTCGGCTCTGTCTTTTATAAAAGAAAAAGCTTTGTTGTTAAAACTTGCAGCATACATACTTTCAAAAGGTATGTTATTCTTTTGTAAGTAACTATGGAAACCCATTGCCCCTAAACCAATAGACCTTTCTCGCATAGCTGAGTAGGCTGCTTTAGAATATCCGGGCTTATCACCAACTAAATCAATAAAGTTTTCTAGTACATTATCTAGCATAGTAATTAAATCAGATATAAAGTTATCTTCTTTAGACCACTCATTAAAGTATTCTAGGTTCACACTAGATAAACAGCAAACCGCTGTTCTATTTTCATCAGTTGGCAAAGTTATTTCAGAACATAAATTACTTTGCTTTATTGTTAAGCCTAGTTTCTTTTGTTCCTCTGGCAGAGCATCATTACAATTATCTATGTTAATTAAATAAGGCTCACCAGTTTCCATTCGGGTCTGTATTATTTGAAACCATAAATCTCTTGCTTGTACAATCTTTACTGCTGTATTAGTTTTAGGGTCTATCAATCTCCACTCATCATCTTCTGCTACAGCATTTAAAAATTCATTAGTAATATTAATTGCATTGTGTAGATTCAAACACTTCCTATTTAAATCACCGCCCGTAGTCTTACGCATATTAATAAACTCTTCTACTTCGGGGTGTGATATATTTATATAAGCGGCATAGCTTCCTCTTCTAGTTACGCCTTGGTTAAAGGCCAACATCTGAGAGTCTACAACGTGCATAAAGGGTATTGATCCAGTACTGCGGCTACCGTTAGAAGTATCCACGCCATTGCTGCGAATATCACCCCAATGTCCACCGATGCCTCCACCTCCACTTGCAAGCCAAATGTTCTCATCATAGTGAGCAGATAAACCATCCCTAGAGTCAGGTACATAATTAAGAAAACAACTGATAGGTAAACCCCTACTTGTACCCCCATTAGAAAGTATAGGAGTACTGAAGCTAAACCAATGATTACTAGCGTACTCGTAAAGTCTCTGTCCAAGATTAAAATCAGTATGTCCTTTATAAGTTGCACCAAAAATAGCGGCCCTAGCAAAAGCTTGTTGAGCATGAGTTTCACCTTCCCATAAATATCTGTCTGTTATAGTTTCTTTAGAAAAAGAATTTAATAAGTTTTCTTTTTCATAGTTAATATGAATACCTAAATATGGCTGAACACCAATCTTCTCAGTCATTGACTTGCTTCTCCTTACGTTTAACTTTTTGTTTTTTAGGCTTAGGTTTTTCTTGTTTCTTTTTTCTGTTATATCTTTCGGTTCTTTCTAATTTACGATCCCACATTTTCCGTTACCTTAGAAATAAGTTTGTCTAAGTACCATCGGGCCTTTCGTAAATCTGTTACATTATCTTTGTATCTAAATCGCCATACATATTTTAACACATTATTACGCAAGTAACCTTCAAACTCTTCTTTAGTTGAGGCTGCTTCAATAGCATCAATACATTCTATATTGCCTTTGTTGTAATGTGCCGGACTAGAAACATTACTACTTTGGTTCTTTAATTGTTGGTGTACCCTATCCCATTCTTCTGGTGTTGCATTATCAATACTCATAGTGTCTCCTACTCACTCTCAATGTTTAAAGTATTATCTTTACGATAGTTTATATCTACCCATTCACTTGGTAAAGAGTCTTCACTGTACCATGCAAATCCATTTGCTGATGCCCATTCTCCATGACTTCTTTTTGTACCATCCTTTCTTCTCTTAGCTTGTGGCATAGGAGCAGAAGGATTGGCAAACAAAAAAACTAATTCTGTATTAGGAGGCAATGCTTTTTTAACCCATATATATTTACTGTATTCGGCAAAGTCCCAGAACCTTCCTTTAGCTTCTAACAAAATTATTTTATTGCCCATAATTCTAACAAAGTCAGGCTCATAAACGTGTTCAATTATATAAGCTATTTCTTTAGTATGATGATTCCATTGTTTTAACAGCCCATTGTGAAGCTCATGTTCCCAATTAGAATCATAGCTAGGAGGTACGTTCTTTTCTTTAGGCCGTTTAATTCTAGGCTTTCTAAATCCCTTGCGAATTTTTTTATTCAATGTCCTTTAACCTCACTGTAGTAACGTCCATGTTAGTCTTTCTAATTAAAGTTTTTATTTTTTTAACTGTCCACTTAAAAGAGTAGGCACTTAAAAATATTTGATTGTTAGCAAAGACATGAGTTTGACTAGAAAGATATGAGAGTATATTACTTTCATTTATATTTTCTGATTCTTTTTTAGATACTAAAGTTTTAAACCATTCAACTAGAACAGTCTTAGATTGTTTCCGTATCTGCTTGCAAAGCTTGGAATTCATGATCTACCTCCTGTACTTTAGGCTCTGCTACTACTTTAGTCAAGAAGGCATAGCCCTTAGAATATTGAAACACCCGTAATCCTTTACCGTTATTAGAGTCTTTAAAGCATTCAAACTTATAAGGACACCAAGCACAGTTCTTATGTATCTTTTCATTGCCCTTTGTACCATCAGCTACAGGTTTAAAACAGAGGTCAGCCGGAGGCGTATTCTTTTTAAGAGCTTTGTTTATATTCTTTATCTTACTTCTGATGTTTGGTTTATCTAAATCCTCTGGTTGGTAGAAACATAGCTCACCGTTTTCTTTATTGATAACTAATAAACCACCGTTGCTTGTACCTTCAGACTCTTCATACCCTGCAAGTTGCCCCAAGTAACCGAAGGGATCATCATCTCTGAGTGTTCCGTTTTTAAATTTACTAAAGGCAAAGCCCGATGCAGTTTTAATATCAACAACTTCATTGTCAATGATACAATCTATGTGGCCTGATACACTATCTACTACAACTTCTTTTTGTTCTCCAGTTAAGTCGTGACCAGATATAGTTACAAAAAGTTTTACTAGTTCTTCTAGCATATGACCATACAAAAATTTAATTTGAGTAGGAGGATTAGGTTTAGATTCAGACTGTTTGTTTTTATATTTGTTATCAAACCATAAGCGCCTTGTACCCTTACCAACATTAGACATCCTTATAGAAAAGTTAGAATCTCTTTTAGTTGGATTAGCCCAAGAACGCATGACATCTTTCATAGCCTCACCGAAGTCTTCTATCTGTTGTTCAGATATGTCTAAGGCTTGGCCGTCTGATAAAGGCTCTATGGTTTTGTATATATCTTCAATCAGATTTTTCATTTCTATGCTCCACAAATCTAAGTTGTCTAGTAGCAGGATTATATCCTAATAGTTTTACTCCTAGTTCTTTTTGTAATTCAGTTCTTACTTGATGAGTACAATAATAATTCCCCTCTTTGCGGGGATCATGTGATTCTGTTTTTACATCTATTAGTGTAGCATTTCCATCCTTATAAGCAATTAAATCTATTGGCCCTTGAGTACCTGCATTAAGGAAAACTTCATAACCATTATCCCACAGCCAAGTAACAGCATAAAATTCTGATAAATCCCCAACCCTACTATTAGAATGTTTAATGTGTTTCATTAATGGATGTCTCCATAGTTGTGAGAAAAAGTTTCTTCACCCGTCCAAATACATAAATTATAAATAGGGTACTTGTCTTTTTTCTTATCCTTTATAACACAAAACTCTAACTTAACTTTTCTTAGGGCAGGGTCTTGCTGTGCAGCATCATACCCCCATATAGCATTCCTTACACTTTTGGTTGTTATAACATCAACCGGAAACCAAGTGTCATCACATCCATATTCTTCACCCCAAACTGTGTATTCGTATTTCCCATATTTGTTAATGTGTTTCACTCCAGTTATCTCCTATATGATACTCACCATCTAAAGGACATTTTGTATTAAACTCTAGCCCTGCATTTTGTATAGCCAATACACCTAGCTCACCCACTTTCTTGGCATCTTTCTTTACTACTTCTATCTGCCATTCATCATGGATGTTAGCAACAAAGTGTGCGTCTAGATCATGCTCTATAATATAATCATTCAAAAGCTCTAGTGCTTTCTTCATAACTATACTACCACCGCCCTGTAGTAAAGCATTAAGGGCTGAGTGTGCTGATCTAATGTATATCTTTCTACCATCTAATCCCTTGATATATCCCTTGGACGCTGCTCTTGTAACTCTATCTTTAAGATTTCTAAGTGATGGGAGATTAGCAAGGAAGCGTTGTTTAAGTCGTTGACCATCTTGTTTGCCTCCTCCAACCACACTTCCAAGCTTTTCATTTCCCGCTCCGTAGATGAAGGCATATATGAAAGTTTTAGCCTGATTTCTAGATTTAAGTCCTGCAATTTTTTGATTAGCGGAGTGTATGTCTCCGTGCAAAATTTCATTTGTAAACTCCTTATCGTTCAT